GATTTTGGTTGAGGGAGATTGGTTTGCAAGAGAAGGAACTCAATATAGATATGGTTTAAAATTTGAAGGTAAACAACAGTATTTTCGTAGGATAAATACAGGTAATAGTGCTAGTAATTATTTTCAACAAAAGAATCGTTGGAGTGTCGATGGTTCAGTAAGTCCTGGTCCCGAAAGAACTTGGGGCAGTGAGAAATTCATGACAAGTTTAATGGGGTCGGCTTATTCATTGAAAATGGAAAAAATAAACCGCAGTGTATTGAGAACTATGATTGGATTGAGAAAATATATTTGTTCTCAGTTTAAACCAAATGTGGCAAAAGTTTTGTATGATAAGTTAAATAGTGAAAGTATATTAGACTTTAGTGCAGGTTGGGGCGATAGATTAGCTGGATTTTATGCGAGTGATAAATCAGAATATTATCTTGGTATAGACCCACGAAAAGAGAATCATCCAATATACGAAGAACAATTAGAGTTTTATGAGAAACACAGAGGATTTTTTGAAGTGAATAAAAAATCTGAATTTCTATGTAGTCCAGCAGAGGATGTAGACTTTTCACATTATGAGAATAAATTTGATACGGTATTTACTTCACCACCATATTTTTCGGTAGAGAGATATAGTTATGATGATACTCAAAGTTGGGTAAGATATAAAGATATTGAGGATTGGAATACAGACTTTTTACATAAAACATTGAAAAATTTATGGTGTTCTATAAAAAGTAATGGATATTTATTAGTGAACATATCAGATGTTTATACAAACTCAAAATGGTCAACCGAAAGAGGTTGGTTAGAGATTTGTAATCCAATGAATGATTTTTTATCCACATTAAGTGATTCAGAATATCAAGGTTGTATTGGAATGGAAATGGCAAAAAGACCGAATAGTGGTGGAGCAGGAACGGCAAAGGATATTACTCAATATAATGAAGAAACTTTACAAAAAACAATAGATACACAAGATAAAACATTTTGTGAACCAATATGGATATGGAAAAAAGTGTGAGTAAGAAACCAGATAATGTTGCTGACAATCCAGGAATACTTCCCTATGGTAGTAATGTTGGAGCACCAGCAATAAAATCTACAGATGTAGAAACTTGGAAAGTTGAGAAGGTTGTAAAGACTAATCATTATTTTGAAACTCGTTATAAAGAGATACGAAACGAGTATCTACAGATGATGGAACAATATCAATATAATAAATTAGTATATGGATCTGAATTTAAATTTGAACCAATTAAAGGACATACATATTATTTGTATCAACGAGAGAATGGTAAGTTATGGTTAAGTTTGATAGAACCTGACCAATGGGATCAAATATTTATAGGAGCATTCAAATTAGATTCAAATGATAACTGGGAAAAGGTAAATGAATGAAATAAAACACTCTTTATGGGTAGAAAAGTATCGTCCTTCAAGTCTTGACACTTATATTGGGAATGAACATTTAAAAAGTAAAGTTGAGGTGTATTTGGAGAGTGGAGACTTACCACACCTTTTATTATATGGTAGAGCTGGTACGGGTAAAACCACTCTCGCCAAATTACTCGTTAATAATATAGAATGTGATTATCTTTATATAAACGCATCAGACGAAAATAGTGTAGAAGTTGTACGAGATAAAGTAAAGAATTTTGCATCTACACTTGGGTTTCAAGAGTTGAAGGTTATAATTTTAGATGAGTGTGATTATATTACTCCAAATGCACAGGCGGCACTTAGAAATCTAATGGAAACATTCTCAAAACATTGTAGGTTTATATTGACTTGTAATTATGTAGAGAGAATTATAGACCCAATACAATCACGGTGTCAATCATTTCAGATTATTCCACCAGATAGAAAACAAGTAGCACAACATTTATCAAATATATTGGATAATGAGAATATTGAATATCAATTGGATGATATTGTAACGATAGTTAATGGTGGGTATCCAGATATCAGACGAATTATAAATGCTTCACAACGACAGGTAGTAAAAGGTAAACTTGTTATTGATGAGGGAATGACAATTCAAAATGATTATAAGTTAAAAGTATTAGAGATATTAAAAACACAAAATAAAAAGAATTCGTTTAAAAACATTAGACAAGTATTGGCAGATTCAAAAGTAACAGACTTTAGTGATTTATTTAGATTGTTATTTGATACAGTAGAAGATTGGGGCAGTGGACATATAGCAGAATGTATTTTGGTATTGAGTAGGTATCAACAGAGTGATGCTGTAGTGGTAGATAAAGAGATTAACATTATGGCTATGTTTGTGGAGATAATTGGAAAGATAAAATGAGAAAAGGATTTTGCGTAGCTCCATTCAGAAATGCAGAATTCTTTCATGATGGAAAAGTATGGCAATGTGTTTCAGGTGGATGGAGTGAGGAAGAAAAAAGATGGGTTAATGCTTGGATAACTTGTGGCCCATCTGGTAACGCATTAGAAGATGATTGGGATGATATTTGGAATGGTGAAGTTGCACAAAAACTTAGACAATCAATGCATGATGGGGACTTTGAATATTGTGATTCAACTGAATGTGGATTTTTAAATCGATGGTATAATGATGATGTAAATGAAACCATATATGATAATGGATACTTTCCAATATACGATGAGTCTACATTTCATAAGTTATGGAATGCAAAAGAAATAAATCCCAAAGGTAAAGAAAAATGGAAAAAGATTATATCAGAAAAGATAGTAAAATTGCCATGGGGTCCAGAATGTGTTATATTTTCTCATGATAGAAGTTGTAATTTGAAATGTCCAAGTTGTAGGTTAGATTATATTCAAACCGCAGGTAAGGAAAGAGAACAATCAGAGAAGATACAAAAGGTAATATTGTGTGATGCTATGGATAATGCAAATGAACTTTATATTACAGCAAGTGGTGATGGATTTGGTGGAGAATTTTGGAGAAATCTTTTAAAATCTATTAATATGGAGAAATATCCTAATACAAGGAATTTACATTTACATACAAATGCTAATGGATGGACTAAAAAGATGTGGAATAGTTTAAGTAATTTACATGACATTCCACGAATAACTGCTGAAATTAGTATTGATGCTTGTACTGAAGAAATTTATAATAAAATTAGAGTAGGTGGTAATTGGAAAACATTACAAAAGAATTTACATTTTATATTTACAGAAATACCAAATTTGGATTTTGTAAGAATGACATTTGTTGTACAAGATAATAATTATAAAGAGATGATAGGTTTTATAATGATGTCAAATTATTTTCAAAAATTAAATGGTATGAAAACTGAAGTGAATTTTATTCACATAAATAATTGGGGAACATTTACCGATGATGTTTGGAAAATAAAAAATATAAATCATAAAGAACATCCAGAACATAAAGGTTTTTTAAGTGAAATTGAAAATGTAAAATCTTTACGAAAGAAATATAAAAATTTACAAATTTATACAAATATAGAGGAAAAAAAATGACTACGAAACCAATGAAACCATTAGGAAAAAAACAAAAAACTGTAGATTTATCAAAGGCAGATACTTTACAATGTGAAAAATGTGATAATTATTTATTTATTACTTCATTTGTAATTAAACGAATATCTGCAATTATGTCACCTAATGGACAAGAAGGACTTATACCTGTTCAAGTTTATAGTTGTGGTAATTGTGGAGCAGTTCCGAAAAAGTTATTAGAGGGTAGTGGACTTGAAAAGTCTGTTTGACCACATAAAACAAATTACTAATGTACAGAATCCTATGTATTGGGATACTCTTACGGAGTCTGATAAAAAGACCTGGAGTAACTATATGGTTCATAGATTTCTTAGTATGAAATCAGAGTGGATTGAAGTTGTAAATGAAATTCAAAAGTATTGGGAAATAAAACCAAAGAATCTTTATCAGTTTTATATAGATGTATTACCACGAAGTAGAACATTTCTTAGATACACAAAATCAAAAAAGAAATCAAAAGTAGAGAAGTGGGCAATGGAACATCTAAAAGATTATTTTGAATGTAGTTCACGAGAAGTGGAACAACACTTAGAAATATTAACAAAAGAACAAGTTACAGCTATTATCATGAAATATGGTGTTGATGATAAACAACTTAAAAAAATGTATAGGAGATGAAATGAAAATAATAACAGATTCTAAGACGGTTAAGAAATATACGAAAAATGATCCTAAACTGTCAGTAGTTGAACAAATGGAACTTGAATGGCCATTAATGACACAAGAGTTCAAGAAGATACAACAAGAACAATATGAATTGTTTTTACTTAAACAACATGATTACGGCCCTGGTAATATATCAGTTGGAACACAATTACAAACTAAAGAAGAAGTAAGATTATCCCTAATGGGTCTTTTTTTCAGGATGAATGACAAAATACAACGAGTTAAAACATTACTGATGAATAACAGAGAGTCAGCTGTAAAAGACGAACCATTAGAAGATGCATTTCTTGATGTATCCAACTATGGAATAATGGCAACAATAGTTAGTCGTGGTAAATGGGGAAAGTAAGTTATAGTCAATTGTCTATGTGGACTCAATGCCCACATAGATGGAAACTAAATTATATAGACGATCTTGGTACATTTACTGATAACATCTATACTTTATTTGGAACATCTGTGCATGAAACTATACAGGCATATCTTGTGTGTTATTATGGTAAGACTATTAAGGAAGCAGATTCATTACCTATGTATGATATTTTACAATATAGAATGGAAACTAATTATAAAGATGCAGTAGAGAAGTCTGAAGAGGAGTTAGATATTACTTTAGGTGATATGAAATCTTTTTATAAAGATGGTTGTGATATTATAGATGAATTTATAAAACACAAATCAAGTCATTTCCCAAAGAAAAATACAGAGTTGGTGGGTATTGAGATTAGTTTGAATGAAGGACTTGATAAAAATATTGAATTTAGAGGATATATGGATGTGGTGATTCATAATAAGAGTACTGGTCGTATAAAAATTATAGATATTAAAACATCTACAATGGGTTGGAATAAATATATGAAAGCTGATAAGAATAAAACTAATCAGTTATTATTATATAAATATTTTTTCTCTAAAAGTATGGAAATTCCCATAGATAAAATTGATATTGAATATTTAATATTGAAGCGAAAATTATATGAGAATTTTGATTATCCTCAAAAACGAGTACAAACATTTTCACCAGCAAGTGGGAAACCAAGTATAAATAAAGTTATCAATAATCTAAATGAATTTCTTTCAAGTGGTTTTGATGAAAAAGGTAATCATATTAATAAAACTTACAGAAAAATAGTATCTCAAAAAAATTGTAAGTGGTGTGAATTTAAAGATTTACCACAACATTGTGATAGGAAACAATAATGACAGGATATGTAAACAGTACTATAAGAATGAAATTATCTGATTTTTTGGGTAAACCATTTGAAGATGAGGTATATGAGAAATTATCACATTTAGTTTCGGTTAGTGCTCATCCATTTCCAATATATTTTTGGTATGATGGCGCGAAGAAAGAAGTGAGTCCAAAACAAATGAAAGGTTTTATAGATAAGTGGGAATCCAGGGACAGTATAAGTACTAAAACTTTAATTAGAACAAGCTTTTTTGATAATTTTAATGAATTTATATGGTGGGATATTAGACCATATAATATGGAGAGACCAAAATGGGTACGATGTAGTTATGAATATTCAAATCCAAAAGGTATATTAGATGGTATAGATAATTTATTATCTTTTTATAAGTTCGTTACAAATCAACAAGATAAAAGAC